CCGCTGCTTGCTCAGGCTTCTTGAGGTTAGAATCTTCAGCAGGTTGGGTCATGTCCCTGCCCTTCCTAGCTTTTCTAGCTCTTTTTGCTCCTTTACTGTTACCACTATCGTCGTGAGCTCCGTCCTCTGACTTAAAGTTGGGATTACTACCTACACCGTCACCATCTGTTGTAAAGATGGTTTTTACATCATACTCACTATCATCAGAGATGTCTAGAACTCTAGATGAACCGTAGAATGCTTTTTTAATACCTCTGTCTGCGGCAAGCTGAGACAACGACGCATCATCAGCCCACCAGAAGTCTGCAGTATTGCGTAGGTCTTGGTGAATCCAACCCATAGACCCAAACGTAGTGCTGTGAGCTGCTTGAACTTCTATATCGTTATAGGTAACATGAGGATCCCCATTTAAGTAATCCTCTTTGCTAAATTCACTTGGTGCTCTAAGCAGCTTATCGTGAGATACAGGCTCATTGACAACTCCTGGTCCTCCAGCAAATTGCCTGAATATTACCCCGTACTGACACTGAACGTGTGTAGCAGGGGATACATCTTCCCTATCCCTTAGCATAGTGAAGTCATGGAACTGGAATACAGGGTTAGAGAAGTATCTCTTACTACTGTTTGTATTCCCTTTCCACTCACCTATAGTATCTACTGTACTGCCGTCAGTATGATCTAAGCCTCCGTACATATAGAATGCTTTGACGTACGGTCCTGATACTACAGCCTCTAGATTCTGCTCAGGAACTGCAGCTACTTTAGGCTGTGATGGTACTGCAAGACTTTGCCCAAGTATTGTCTTGTCACTCTGATTACGCTTAGCGTAGTATACTTTGTAACCCTGTACGTTACCTAGTATCTCTCTAGGTATCTTCACATTACTGAGCCTGATACCCATAATGTTTATGGACTCTGAGACAACCATGCTCCCATCTGTCCCAAGATCACTAGCTGTATTTCTTTGACCTCCCTCAGGGTTATAGTTCCACTCTAAATAGTTTTCAAGGGGATCATTCCTACGTATCATAAATGACCTAGAGTCATTCGTGTTAGATGGCATTCTGTGATGCCTTACTGGTGTGTTTGCTAAACTATTAGCTGGGTCTATGAGAGCATTACCCTCATTAGACACATCTCCTATGAGGAAGTCTCTAGTGTTAGGATATCTCTCATTGATATTCTCCCAGTATCCTGTAGTTACATTTAGGTTAGCTAGTGCTTCAGATGTATCTACTATCTGGTATACTCTAAGACCAGGATTCTGCTGAACCATCTCACTTGGGTTAAACCCGTGAGCTTCTTGGTGATTCTCAGGACTGTAGAGAGATAGGAGATCTGTTTCCCCCATACTTCCACTAGTGTTAGTCTGCTGATTTGTAAAAGTCAGACCATTGATAGTGGTTCTCTCTACGCCTTCCCTGCCTGGGATGTGATATGCATAAGTCTCTGATCCATCGTTAAGTACAAATGATATGTAAAATGCATATACTTCCCCTCGTCTGTAAGTCTTGCGCTTGAAACTGTATGCAGGATCTTTATATCCTTTACGAGTAGTAAGTTGATTATCAACTGCAAACTCGTTTAGTATCTCTGCGTAGCTCCTATCTACACTGTCTACATCTGAGGTCCAGTTACCTCCAGATAGCTCCCACACTTTACTGTACTGCTGCGGTACTAAAGAATCGTAGGTCTGCAGCATCTTAGCATACCCGTAGTTAAGTATGAAGGTGCTGTACAGCCTAGGGTCAAAGCTGTCTACTCTGTCTACTACAGTATCAATGCGTATGTTATGTGCAAATGGCTGATAACCAATGTCTTTGTTAGACGTTACGTTAGCCATATACAGCCTATTGTCAAGCTGGTCTATTGACTCTGCAGCTATGTAGTCTACGTTGTCTACAACAATGTCTTCTACAGCTATACTCTGAGAGTCTTCTGTACCAGAGTATACTATGTCCAAGTCTATAGCCCCATTGAGAGGTACTTGGATAGGAGTTAGTTTGACTGCAGTCATTGCAGTCTTTTGCATCTTAATGACTACAGGCTGTATCAGCTCATAGTCTATACCGTCTAACCTGTTGATAGTCCAGCATATAGACTTACTAGTAGGGGTACCACCTTCAGCCCCTATGAATGCGTTTGTGGGGAGTGTGTTCTCAGGCTTAGGAGCTATGTATACAGGGTTAGAGATAGTAAAGTAGTTAGTCTCTAAGCCCTCATAGTCAGCATAAGCTAGAGCTAAGTAGTATGCTGCAGACGGTAGAGCACCACCGTCAAGTATTTTAACTTCCTCAAAGTTACAGTGATTACCTATTCTTGGAATAAGCTGCAGTTTGTGATGAGTGTTGTTCTGATCATACAGCTCGTTAATCTGACCGCCGTTAAATCTAAACTGTAACTGCTTAGTTACATTAATTACCCTAGGTGGGTTGTAGTTACTTGCATACTCAAAGCTTGGGTATATAGCCTCATACTCTACGAACCCATCAGTGAAGTACACAAGTATCTCACTTGCTTGGTTCCTACGCTGAGTGCATACTATAGGATTGCTGAGCTGGAAGTTTAGCAGGTTATTCTCATACAGTATTACTGTGTCCTGATTCCTTGTATCCAGTATACGTATTTGATCTGTAAGTATCTCTCCGTCAACCTGTTGACCGAACATTACTATGCGGTCATCATCTAGTACTACTCTACCTATTACCTTGAAATTAGCATTAGTAGGATACTCAGTAGTACCCCACTCATTGCTGATACTCCCCTTCTTGATATTGATGTTAGCGTTTAATGCATCACGCATTGTACCCTCAGGCTGATCTACCCGAGCAGTATCCTTGAACATACCTTTTCCTAACTTCTTCATCTTCCATAGGTATTGTACCGACCTCTATATATGTCTTCTCTATCCCCAAGTTCATCAAACACATGGTCATGTCTGTTGATGTTCGGGATAAGTCTAACCCACTGATTCATAAAGCTCTCCATCCTGTCAATGTCTGGGAACACTGCAGCGTTACGAGCTTGAGTACAGTAGTACTTCCACTTGTTGTCAGCAAAGTCATACTGTATCCCATTCTTAGCAGAATCCACTGTACCCCCAAGAAGCATCTTCTTGTAGATGTACCAGAACATAGCTTCCTTAAAGCTTACATCGTCTGGAACTAGGGGGTAGCAGTCAGCATCTGTAGGCAAAGCTTTGTAGCTGATACATACAGTACCTGTAGGGAATGAAGTTTTGATATAGTCACTCTCAATGAAGTAGCAGCTTACATGGCTATCATGATGACAGTCAGGACAATCAGACTCAGGGAAAGTATTAGTACAATACTTAAGTGGGATAAGATGATTACCTTCCTCCCCACCTACTAGTGTATTCTCAAGTACCACTATCCTAGAGTTTATATCTCTAAGTTGGTGGTCAGATGTTTTAGCTATCGAGTTATAGTCTTTAACATCTGCCTCAGTTAGGGTAGATGTATAAGTTCCATTAGTAGAAGCTATAATGTGATTAGAGATAGCTTCTCTGGCTTGCGTATATGTTATCACAAGCTTTGCTACTTCATCTTTTAACTCAGATATCTCTGACTCAATCTCTGCAGACTTTATGTGACCACTTGTAGCTACCTGTTGAGGGTAATACAAATCAGCAGGTAAAGCTGCTTTGTGGTTCTTAATCTCCACAGTGCAGACCTTAGTAATTGTCTGAGCACTACTACCAATATGCTCCAATGCTTCTCCTATCCACTCAATAGAATCATGAAGCCAATCCCCATTTTGAGAGTGAGGATTGAGATCACGCATGACTTTACGTACTATCTCCTTACTAGATATGGTTTTATATATCGCCATGCTTTCTAAATCTTAAGTATGCCAGATCATCGTCTTTGAGTAGTTTGGTCAGCTTCTCTTTATTACCTTTTATACCTCGTGTAGGTGTAAACCTATACGCACTCTTGTTAGAAATCTTACATCTAGACTTCTGCCAGTGATACTTACAGTACCAAGGATCAGTGTAGTATATGAACCACTTTTCACCTTGACCTGTAGATACGTCAAAGAGCTCCTTGCCTTTTGCTAGAAGCTCTTGCTTGTACCTATTGCTCTCCCACCAGTCTATTGTAGGCTTGCTGGGATTACGTTCTATCCTACGTATTGATAAGGTAGATAGGTTACTACCCATACTAAATTCCCCACCGTCAAGAATATGCTCGACTATCAGCATGTTGAATTCCTCACAGATTTGTCTAAACAGACGAGTCTCTATGGGGTCTTCAACATGCTTTACATAGTCTTTATGTATATCCTTGATAGTAAGCATTAGCGCTTCTTACCCATTTTAGCTTTACTCCTACGGTCTTTAAGAGCTTTCGTCATAGGTTCAGTCTTGTTACCGTCTTTGTCCATATCAAGGTAGTCAGGCTTAGCACCTCCTGCCCTGTACTTCATCATGCCCTTCTTACCCTTTTTCTTACCGCCTCTTCTCATAGGCTTAGGAGCATTAGGATCAGGTTGTTGAGTTGCATCTGCTGCGGGTGCTGGTGCTGTTACACCTCCTGCGCCCGCATCTCCTCCTCCTCCTGGAGGCGGTACAGCTCCTTTAGCTGCATCAAGTGCGGTCTGAGCTCCAGGAACTCCACCCATGTAACTTCCTACAGTAACTGCAGTGCTACCAGTAGCATCAGCTATCTTACCAAACTTGGTTTCTTGACCTGCAATTGCATCTACACCTTTACCAAGCAGTTGAGCACCTGCGCCAAGTGCTTGCACAGTCGCACCAGCTACAGCTTTTCTGCGAGGTCCTCCCATCTTAGCTTTACTTCTAGCAGCTTTTAGCTCAGACTTTTTATTTGCTTTAATATCTGCTAGTCTATTCTTTCTATCAGCTTTAGCTCCTCTCTCCTCGTTTCTGTCAAACTGTTTACTATCTCTTTTATCAGCTCTACTTTGCTGATTAGCAGCTCTTTCAGACTCTCTTCCTTTAGCTTTAGTGAATCTATCTACAGCTCTGTCAGACTTAGCTGTATTGCCTTTCACATTAGCTTTAGCCATCTTACCAGCCGCTCTCTGGACTTTACGGCTTTCACCAGTGTTAGCTTCTTTAGCTGCAGCTTTTTTAGATCTAGCAGATTGTCTACGATCTTTCATAGCAGCTCTACCTGTCTGCCTGCTCTCCTTCTTAGTAGGAGACTTAGTAGCAGGAGTTTTGGTAGAAGTCATCTTAGTCTGAAGAGTAGGCTTAGTCTTACTTTGAGAAGCCATAGCTGTAGCAGCTGACTTACCTATACTAGCTACTTTTGCAGTCTCACCTTTCTTCTCAGGACCATAGGTAGTTCTACGATTCGTAGGACCTTTACCGTAAGCTCTGTTAATCTTGTTCTGAGCATCATTGTACTCGTTAGAGCCTTTAGTAGCACTATTACGAGCTTTGATGTAAGAGTCAAGATTAGCGTCTTTTTTCTTAGCAGCACTGTAAGGATTAGACGTAGTTTTAGCTTTAGCTTTACTCTTACCGTTCGAGCTAGAGTTGTTAGATGAAGAAACTGTGTTTCTTACTTTATCTGCAGCATTAGCTGCTTTTTCTTGGGCACTCTGAGCTGCTCCTCGAGCAGGGCTAATAGCGGTATTTATTGACTCCCGGACATAATCCGCTCCATCTCGAATTTTATCAATAAAGGATTTATCTTTCTCGACAGGATCACCATCACCAGCTTTTCTCCGTTTAGGCTTTGGACCTTTCGCTCCACCAAACTTGAGCTCTTTGTTAGGCTCCATGTAGTCACCCCCACGCATCTTCTTCATGCCGTAGGAGGCTTTTTTTCTTTTATTCATGATTGTAATTATTAGGGGGTGACTAGGGTTAGCTAGTCACTATTTGTTTTACCCCCACAAAGAAGCCAGCAGTAAGCTCAGTTTTGCTAGGGATGTCTGACACTTTAATGTCCTTGAGTTCAAGCTTGTGCTCTTCCTCAAGAACCTTCTCAAGTTCTGTATTGAACTTGTTGACCTCCTTCTCAGGTACCTCATCTTCGCCGTGCTTCTTCTTAAGCTTCTCAAGCATGTCGTTGCGGAGCTTATCAAAAGGCTTGATGATCTCTTCGAGAGATTGAATATTAAGCGCAACATTATAGTTGTTACGCATTCCGAGATTCTTGTCTGCGTTCTCACCGAGAGTACGGTAGACATTAATACATTCAGAAAGTTTCATAGTGTTTGGTTTTTATGATTAGTGTGCTTCCAGTGTCCAGTCAGCAGCTGTGAGTCCCCACATGCCGTCAGCTTGAGCCAAAGCGTAACGAGTACAAAGCTCTTGGAACCTACCTATAGTGTTAGTTTCTACGAGAGTTACTGTACCTTCAAAGGTGTCCATATCAGCTTCAGATACTGAGTGGTGCTGATGATGAACAGGGTTACCATTATCGTTATTAAGGAAGGTGACTTCAATTCTGACTGACCCGTCTGATTGATCCCCAACCTGAGCGGTGTAGATTTCTCCTTTAATAACGCCAGTCTCCTGTGTTACAGCGTTTATCGTAACGCTGGAGTTAGAATGAAAATGATGCATAATAATTGTTTTTGTAAATATAAGTTATTAAGGATTTTGCTGGTTATGCCAGTCTTCTTCCCTCTGCAATTCTTCTTCCACAGTGTCTGCAAGGATTCTGTTTTCGGGGTTCATGTAAAACCCATCTTCCTCAAGAGCGTCGACTGCAGTAGCTAGTTCTTCTTCTGTGTCGTATTCATTGATAACGTAATCGTGAGAACACTCTATGTGCTCATTGACTTCGTGTTTCAAGTATAGGTATCCTTTTACGCTAGATACGTTAGTTATCAATACCCAAGGCTTTGTTATAATATGATGACTCATGAGAATGTTACTGCACTAATTACCCAACCAAGTCCTCCATCAATGCTGTATGCTTGAGAGGTAGTAGTGAAGATGTCTCTACTCAAGGTTAGTTCGTTATCGTTATCTACACTATTTACTTTGGCATATGTGCCTGCTGTAGTATTTTCTACTACGTCTCCGATACTGACTGATGCAGTAAATGTAGCCCCAGAATCAACCAGTTTATTTGTTGTAGTGCTTGTATTAGTACCTGATGTCCTATTAGCGTTAGGAGTAGGGGCGACCATCTTTAAGTATCCTCCATACGTATCTTCCCCGTCGTAGTCGTGTGTAGTAGTTGTAGCAGCTAGGGAGAATGCTTTAGATCCAAAGGACATATTTACACCTGTGGCAGTATTTGCATTAGCACTCCACCCTATCCACATTTTAGATACAGATGAATACGTCGATCGACCAAACGTGTTAATGTTAGTTCCAGCCAATGCATTTAGGTTCCAGCTGCTAAAATCTCGGTTAAGGGCACAGTTCTCAAATGCGTAGCTTAAACTAGTGATTCTACTCATATCCCATCCAGACAAATCGGGATTGTTTCTATAACCCAATCCAGCCCCAGTAACTGCTGCCGAGTGCCACATGTCATTGGCTTTGTTTTCTACAGTTACAGTCAATCTGTCTACACTAATAGCTGTTATTTTACTTGCTCCTCTTTCATACCCTCCTGTTCTGAAAGACAAGTCTGCACCTACCGTCCAATTATCTGGGACAGCTGATCCGAAGGTTAATTGATTTGAAGACCCTGTATATCCTGTACAACCGATACGGGATTCACCTGGAAGAAGACTTGTACCCCCATTTCTCATGAAGAAAGCCATACTACCTGCAATACTACTTGTATTCCAGTTTTCAAGTCCAAGGTTCTCCCCAGCTCCGCGGGTATTGAAAGCACTATAAATGTTTACCAAATTTGTTGTGTTCCACCCAGACAAATCGCATAAATACATAGAATTGGTGCTAACGAACATGCCAGAAATACTAGTGGCAGCAAGACCTACTGACCAAGCACTAACTGAATTTGCTAAGTTTTGACTTGATATACTACCCATGCTACTAAACATGTTCTTGAAGGTTATTACTGAAGAAACATCCCACCCGCTCAAGTCTTGGTCAAATGTTAGTATTTTTCCAGATCTGCTTTGAAAAAAATCGCTAAAGGTCGTCACGCTTGACGTATCCCACTGGCCTATTGCAGGGTTGTAATTTTGTGCACCTCTGAACATATAAGACATGTCAGTAACGTTGCTGGTATCCCAACTATTTAGATCCATATTAGGCTGAGGACTATTTGTAAAATTAGAGTAAATATCACCAAAAAACATGCCATACATGTTTGTCACAGCACTTACATCCCAACTTCCTATAGGTTGGTCAAAGTTTCCAGCAAAACTAAACATCTCTGACATATCAGTTACTAGACTAGTGTCCCAGCCTGAAATGTCTTGATTAAAGCAATGTGCACCTTCAAACATAGCTTGCATGCTAGTTACGTTACTAGTATCCCAGCATCCAATGTCTCTATTGAACTTGTGAGCATTATTAAACATCTCTAGCATAGTCGTAACATTACTAGTATACCAGCTGCTTACATCTCCGTTAAACCTAGACGCACTTTTAAATGTATACCTCATATCGGTAACATTAATAGTGTTAATTTTCTCCACTCCGTTACCAGTAAAGTGACTAGCGCCGTCAAAAGTTCTAAACAGTGACGTAATCCTATCAGAGATCTCTTCCAACCCACTAACATCTGTATTTACATGTCGGGGCACAACGTTCTTAAAAGTACTTATATCAGCTCCACCTCTTGCTTTTTGAACTCCCCCAGCTATAAAGAATGGTATGTACTCACCTATATTAGTGCGGGTATAGTTTGTAAATAAGTCACTTATAGTAGTGATTGTTGCCGATAATTTATACTTTCCAAAACTGCTAAATCCAGTGGTGCCGCCCCAAGCTCTCCAGAATAGCGTGTCAAACTGCCCAATTACATACGGAGTGTTTTTTGTCAGTTGATCAAAGCTTTCTCCTATATCAAATCTTGTTATACTTTCAGCCGCGTTATCTGCTAAGGTAATCGCTTTATTTATATCTTGAAGTGGTTCTTTCCCTTCTTTTATTGGTAGTCTATCTCCGCCGAAACTGTTAAGGCCAAGGGATCTTAGAATAGTGCAATCAAAATTAACATTTGGGAGAGCACCACTCCACGATGGAAGGTTCGTAATGTTAAACCCATTCATGGCTAACCTCCGAATCTGTATATAGCTACCTAACTTTAGAGTATCTATGTTGGATACATACCCACTAAGAAATGGATCATCGCATTCTACTGGCTCATACGGGGTAAACCATTCGTCTAAGTCTTGGTTTGCCGCAAGTCCTGTGAGGTTTTTAAACGGTGATATCAATATTCTTTCGAATGCACCACTGTTGCCTCTTGTAATATTTGGCGGTATAAGCATTCTTCCTTTAAACTCAGCTAAGCTTGTAGCGTCGCTAAATGTTTTTCCACTATATCTTACCTGATTACCTAATCTTATTTCTGTTACCTGAGTATTAGAAACAAAGTTTAATCCAGCACAAGGTCCAGTTATAGTTACGGTATATGTACCTGCTGTTGCATACGTATGAGTCCATATAGCATCTCCGTCCAAAACTTCTGTTATGGTTTCCCCATCTAGATTACCTATAACCCCAACTCCGCTTTGCGAAATTCCGCGAATTGAGTGAGCAAAAGAGGTCGAAGATGAATCACCCCAGTCAACAGTACCGAGCAAATACTTATTGAGAAGGTTGGTTCCGTCACTAAGCTTTATAGTAAACGTCTCATTAGCTGTGGTAGTGGTAATCACAAACTTGGTTGGGATAACAGCAACAGCAAGGCTGCACCCAACACCTTCTATGTTTTTGTTTGTATTAAGCTGGTTAAACAATTCATCTTTAAATGAAGATGTAGTGTTCTCTATGGTTTGGCTCCAATACTCACCTGAAACTCCGCTAGGGAAAACGTCAGCTGGATTACTAACACCGTCGATTGGTGTAACCGTAGCCATATCTATAGCGTACCAACCTTCTGGGTTACCGTTGGCTTCTATTTTAGATGCATCCGCATTGAACTTATTGCTAAAGTACAGCCTTCGTACCCCCACGCCAGTATACTCAGACTGGCTAAAGCCATCGCCATCAAATCCTCTAGTGTAGTAGCTTTCAACGTGAGAAACCGTACCTGTAACGTCTTGAGTTACTGATCCTGTCTTAGCACTAGCTTGAGTGTTAAACTTACCAGTGTATATCGGATCTCCATTTACCTGAAGCTCACCATTTACATTCAGTATGCCGTTATCAAACTCACCATACACAAGTGGAGTGGTAGTGTTGCTGTTAGCTATATAGAGTTTGTTGCTTTCTGTTGTAAGTTGCCCACCTGCGCTTCTCCCAATAAGCACATTAGAAGCTCCCGTAGTCAGAACTTTTCCAGCATTAGTTCCAAGAGCTGTGTTGTCGTCTCCTTCAACATAGCTCAACGCTTCGGCTCCAATACCTACGTTACTGCTTCCAGTTGCTGCAGCTGAGAATCCACCTGAAGCGTTCCCCACAAACGTGCTGTTACCCCCAGCCATCATGCCGCCTCTCTGACCTATACCTACATTATTAGTTCCAGTAGCATTCATAAGTGCTCTGAACCCTACACCAACTGCACTGTAACCGTTCAATCCACCGCCTCCAGCTGCAAATCCTATCAGTACTGAAGTTCTAGTCCCTGCAGTATTAGCTGCAAGAGCACCGCTTCCGATAATAACAGATTCGAAATATGCTCCAGTACCTCCAGCAGCATTTGTTCCTATAACTACATTATTATTAGCCGAACCTGTTCCAGAACCAACGTTGTAGCCCATGTACACAGAGTAACTTGTGTTGCTACCCGCAAATCCAGAACCTATACGTACACTACTAGCGGCGCCCGCGCCAGTAAATATTCTAGCATCTCCAGTAACACTAAGAGCCCAAGAGTTAGTTCCTGCTCCACTTACACTTAAGTCTCCATAAATAATTGCTCTAGGGTCAGAGAAATCCCCCCAAATAAGCGGGGTAGTGGTGTTTGAGTTTGATATGTAGAGTTTGTTAGAGCCTGTTTCGTTGTATCCAGCTTGATATCCTAAGAATATATTGCTGTTGCCTATCGACGTCCCTCCAGCACTTTTTCCTATAATTACATTATTAGAAGCTTCTGCTGTAGTTGTAGATCCGCTTAAAGCTCCGTGACCAATTATTACGTTATTAGTAAGAGGACCATCTGCGTCATATGCAGCTCTGTAACCAATAAGTACATTATTGTCCGTCTGCCCTTGGGCCAGTTGAGCTGCATTTGTTCCTACAATTACGTTCTGGTCAAATACTTCAGTTGCAAAGTTTTGGGTTTGAGATCCTGCGTTATGTCCGACAATGGTGTTAGAAGCACCCATTCTAGTTGGTTGCTCACCTATTTGAATGTTGCCTGAACCAGTTGCGTTTTGTCCTGCAAAACCTCCTATAAAGATCCCCCTCTGCACAGCTTGTGCCGCTGGGCCTATAGCAATACCATAGGTTGATCCTGTGACCTGCGCACCTGAACCAATGGCTACTCCGTTAGCTTGTGTTACACTTGACCCATAGCCTACTGATACTGAAGTTGCTGCAGCAGATGCTGCATGTCCAAGAGTTACAGATCTAATCCCTGTGAATGATGCGTCATCTCCAATTACAATAGAAGAGAAGTCGTCTATTGTAGCATTTCTAGCAGTTCTATTACCAATGGCGATTCCTGGGCCCCCAGTAGTGTTTCCAGCTGCTTCGTGTCCAATAAAAGTTTTATACCCTGATCCTGTGAAAGCAGCTCCTGCTCCTTTACCAACCATTACAGAGAAATCTCCTGCTGCTAACTCTCCCGCCTCTTTTCCTATAAAGGTGTTACCTCCTCCAGTATTTGTCCTACCAGCTCCATTTCCAATAAAGGTGTTGTAAGACTGAGTAGTAATGGCGTTTCCAGTCGAACTTCCTATAGCGATGTTCCCGATTCCAGTGCTTAAATTATAAAGAGCGTTTGATTCAAGTGCTACGTTTCCACTAGCTGTAGTTATACTGCCAGAAGCAATGTTTCTTCCTATGAATACATTTCTCCCAGTTGGAGATGAATTTTCTGCTATGTTGGTTCCGATAGAAACAGACCCTTCCGCCCCAGATTTAACGCGTTTACCTACTGAAACAGTGGCTGAGCTAACAGTAGCAAATGCTTGATAACCAATGGCTATTCCTGCAGTAGCATTAAATGAAGTACTAATCCTCAATCCTGTAGCAGGATCTGCGAAGAGAATATCTCCTGTCTCTACCTTAATTCCAGACTGAGACTCTATTGTATAGTATGTAAAACTATCGTACTCAACTCTGAGTTTGTTAGCTACAGTAAGGTCGTAGCCAGAATTACTAGCTGTTCCAATACCTACATTACCTGCTTGGTAGGTGATACCGTTAGTGTCTTCATCCCATAGACCTTTTACTTCTGACCAGTTAGCTGCATCAGTCCACGTACCTCCTGTATAGATAAACGGGGTATCGGTATCTTTCATGATAGCCAGATACCCTTCTGTGTGCAGATTAGAGTTCAGTGCATCTCTAGCAGCTGCATCAGCAAAAATACCTACACCCTTGACCTGCAAATCATTCAGATCAACTGATGGTGCGTCAGGGTTATTGTTTAGCAGTATATCAGGAAACTTAGGCATATCAGAATTCTATATACACTTGCACGTTTTCTGCAAATGCTTGAGTGAAGGGTGAACGATAAACTCTCATCGTGAGAGCCTCACTGAATTTGTTGGTCAGATTGAATGTACCGAGATCATCAAATACAATGTCTGTACCTGCGCTACCACCTTGCTTGAGAGCAGTAAGTGCGCCAAGTGCTGAATCATACATGATGTATGTGTACTTGGTGTTGTTGTTCATTGTAGCTTTAGCTGACAATGTGTAGCTAGACTCATTATTTCTAACCTTGTAGTATCCTGCAGATACTGCATAGTTATCGATTACATTTTGCAAATCAGCATCACTTGATCCGCTTGTGTAAGCTCCTGTGTCTGAAGTAAACAGTACTGGCTGTCCGAACGTTATAGCTCCAGCAGTGTAAGTTGCTGGAGAGCTAGGGCTACCATCGTACATCTTAACAGAGTAAGTGTAAGATGCACCAGTCGTCGGCGCTGCATTGTCTGCGTGCGAGAATGCATGTGTTGGGTTAGTTGGAGTTTCAGTATCTATAACTCCTCCTCTAAGAAGCTCTACACTAGTAAGGTCTACAAGTGGGGAGTTACGGTTAGTAGTAAAGGATACACTAGAATTAAAGTTACCTATCTCCCTGAAGTAATTCGTCTCATTGTCTGCGTCACTAGATCCTGCGGTACGTCCAGGAACAAAGCTGCTAACTGTAGGAGCAGCGTAACTAATCTGATTAATAGAGTCAGAAGCTGAGTCAGATGTCCCGAAGTCGTCAGTGACATTGAGTGTGTAGTTCAGTGTGTAGTTAGTAAACCCAGTAAGTGTAAGCGGGTCAGAGATAGGAGTACCGCTAACAGCAGTAGCTTCTATGACTGTAGGTGTACCGTTAAGTGTACGAGTTACTGTAGCTGTAGTCCAACTAGCTGAGAATGTAGGAGTTATAGTAGCATTCAAACTAGTAGCATTGTACTGGAATGAGTTAGGTGAAGCATTAATACTCAGCACTTGCTCAGCAAGTACATTCTCTATAAAGTCAACTATACCTATTCCTCCTGCAGGCGGGGTAAATGTACCTGTACCTGTAAGTCTACCGAATGACAAATTCCCAAGCTCAAACGGCATAGGGTCTGTTATAGTAGCACCACCACCACCACCACCTGCCCCAGCACCACCAAATGCTACGAGGAACTCACTAATAACTCCGGGGATAGGAATTTTGAGTACACTAGATATTACTTGGGGATCTGTGCCTGGAGTTAAAGACAATCCACCACCTGCAGCTACGTACAAAGAATCACCTACAGATACACCAGCTAGGCCTGACACAGTTACTTCTGCGTATCCACCTATTATGATGTCCCCATCATTACCAGCTCTGATTACTGTAGAGGTAACACCTATACAAGGCATCTTATTAGGGTCAGAAGAATCTGCAGCTCCAAACTGTAGAATACCATTTTCGTTATTGACTATGTACACAGGAGTACCAGCCATCATATCTGCGCCTGATAGGTTCTGTCCATATAACCTATTGGTTTCTAGTCTATTACTTCTAAGATTAAACTTACCCATTGCTTGCTATTTTAAACAGGAGTTATCCTGCGTGAATAAGCATATACTCTATGACTGTATCAGCTGTATCAGCAGTCAGGTATATGTCCGAGTTTGCGGAGTAAGGTAATACAACTGACTGACCTCCAGCAAGATGTCCGAGAGTAGCATCAGGAGTACCATCAGTATTACCGTCAAGCTTAATAGCTACAGAGTCAGTAAAGACTGTAGTACCTACGTTACTTGAGAAGTTCTTTATATAGATGTATGCAAGCTGAGATTCACCATTGTTAGTGTAATCACTTGCATCAATTAGCAATTGATCAGACGCTGGTATCTTAATCCTTGACAAACCTGTAGTCAAATCAAGTCCTGCAGTACCGTCTGAAGTCACAATAAATGACGACGATATGTTGAACGGATCTGAGGTTATGTTGTTTGAAGAAATTACATTCTTCACTGTAGTAGTAGGCATGATTACGTATCTATTTGTTTACGAGCTAGAAGGAGTTTAATCTCAGCTATGTCTGAAGCTAGTTGCTTTAGTATAGTGTTATTCTCATCATCTTTTAACTCTAGTGTTTTGACTCTACTTTTCAATGAAGCATAGTCATTCTGATGCTTTATCCAAGTACCTATGAGTGCCCCCGCAACCATTAAAAACTCAAAGTGTGTAATATTATCTGGAATCATGAGCATCTACACTTCCATTTACGAAGCGCTTTATTAATTCTTGAGTCAGGATCTCTTTGACCCTCTTTTCCTGTTTTCTTTTTCTTCATCCCACACATGCGTGAGCAGAAAGACTTCTTCCTACTCCCACCTTCAGGCTGCGGAGCTTGAAGGTTAGAGCCAGGATTCTCACGCTCATAAGACTTACGACCTCTTTCGTTCAGTCCTCCACTAGGATTCTTCCCAGATTTACGAGTCCATGCCCCAGTCCTAGCTTGAGATCTTTTAATGTTCTCTTCTGTAGGTGCTCCTTTGTCACCTTTACTGCGCATCTGTTCTCCTGAACCTCTTGCGATTCTTTTACGCTTAGCATGTATGTTTGCCCACAGGCCTGGTTTCTTAGCCATTGATTTACTGTATAGGAGTTTTGTCTTGCTGTTTATCGTTCTCTGTGTCAGGGAATGAACCTGCCAGCATCCTAAGTTCACCTGCTATTATACCCTGGTTTATCTGAGCTACCATATCCGCGGGTAGTGGGTACGGAGATTGGGGATCATAACAAGGACCATCATTACAGGTATTAAAGTTAAATACCTCTTCAGGGTCCTCGAATACTCCCCTAACATTTATAGCTTCTAAACCTTTAGGTCTATACACGTAAATATACTCATCAATTACGTAATATTTAGTATTACCTTTTGTGTATTTATCGTACTCCAAGTATTCTACCTCATAAGGCTCTACTCTTGGGATAGTACCTGTGCCATCAGGTTTACCTATGAAAGTAAATGCATCTTTAAAGTTGAAGCGTATCGTGCGAGGAAGTTTATCTACTGTCCTGTATACTACACAAGTAGGAGGTAGGTCACAGCACTTAGAAGCATCTACCTGCTTGATCTTCAGACATCCAAGGTCTTGCTCTATTGTTTTTGATACATACCCATTACGGTTGTAATCCCTGCGAATAAACATCGCACGGTAATGCTTGATGTTGAACTTTATCTGACTAAGAGATATGTTCTCATCATTACTACTCCGTCCCCCGCGTACCAGGTTTAGTAGGTTGTATGCTATTTCATCCAGCGTCATCTAGCCTTGTTTTAATCTTCACGATTTCAGAGCACTTCTCGTACTCTTCTGCATCTTCGAAGTATTGTATCATATCATCTGCAACCATCATGAAAGTATCTGGGACACTAGGATCGAAGGGAAGAAAGATCATATCCTCAGCTTCATCAAGGAGTTCCTGCACAGATAGTTCACCTGTGATTACCTTGTAAGCATTGCGGTATGCTTCATCCAATATCTCTATCTCTTCTTCCAAAGAGGTTACGAGATCTTCGTCTTCTGTATCGTCAAATTCTAACATTTGCTTGTAGATATCCTTCAAGTCCAGTTTGCTTATTCCATATATATGCTTGTCCTGCTCGTTTAGCTTCGTACCCCATCTGCTTGTGCCAGTCATCGTTAGGACAAATAGATGGTATGAACCTGACTTTAATACCTCTGTATTCATTCACCATCTCTTTATGAAGGTGTCCGCAATGAACTTCTCTGTGAGAAGTATCAGCAAACATCTTCGGTTGCTCCGTCGCCATAATCAGAGGCATATCTGCAGGCTTCTCTTTGTCCCCATGGGTAAACATCAACATGTTCTTTCCATACTGATAGTACTTCCTACTTTCATATGTGTTGTCTACTTCCACGTTTTCATCTTCTCTGTACCATCCTGATAGCACATCTCCTGCGTAGAACATACGCTCGAAGTCATGATTACCAGAGATGACAATTACATCTACAGGTGCTATTTCTTTCAGGTAGTCTATTGCTTTAACCATCAAGAGCCAGTATCCTCTAAAGGTGTCTTTCCACCCAGCTGAATCCTCAGCAGGTGTACCCTTAGTTGTTGTTCTTCTCAGTCCTTCAGAGTTCATACCGTCATTACCTATCGGTAGTATGAACTTGTCTATCTCTAGACCTGCAGCTTTATGTACAAGCTCCTGCACTACGCTTATGTAATCGTCTTCAATTTGATCCAAAGATCTATTGTGCAACTTACCATAGTGTATATCAGGTAAGGATATCTCATAAGCAATAGGTTCTAAAACCTCCTTATAAGCCATTCTAGATACCTTAGGACCTATTGATGCTGCAAAGTCCTCTATCTCTTTCTTGATAGAGTGAACGCTTACAGACTCTCCCTTAGTAACTACAGAGAATCTCTGTTTACCTGATACTGTTTGCCAGAACTTAACGCTTGCTACGTCTTCGGACTTTATATCATTCTTATTCAAATACTGCTGGAACTCAGTAATCACGCTGTCATTAGCGTTATCATTGACTTCCTCACGAGCTAGCTTTCTAGCTTCGTACAGTGCTGTCTCACACTCTTCTATAGGTGCTTCTAATCTTTCAGACAGAATACTTGCGCTCTTCTTGAGATAACCAGGTCTTTCCCCGATAAAGTCCTTTATATCTTCAATAGTCATCCGCTACAATTTTCACATTCCTCAGGATTATCTATGTTGCAGGTTATTTCACCGCTCTCTAGCTTCTCTTCTGTCTTCTTCAACCTATCTGGATTCAAGAAGCTGATGTCATCTTCTTCGCTCATTTTACTACGTTTCCTCGTTTATCATGATCATGAGACTTAGTCTTTAACCTATCTATGTCATTTTCAAGGTCTTGTAAGTCTTCTTTAATATCCTCTATCTGAGCAGCTATAGTCTCAATGTCTTTATCTACTGTAGCCATCCCTACAGTGCTATCAGCAGTAGTAGTAATAAGCCATGTACCTATACCTACAACTAGCAGCCCTGCAGCTGTAGTAATCATTGTTTTTGGATCTTTCATTTTCTTACTTTTTCAACTGTTCTGCCTGCGAAGTATGCCCCGAATACTGTAAGCATTAGTATTTCAAGTAAGCTTATATAGCTTTCAGGAGGTTTGAAGTTTGGGTCAACACCTTCCCAAATCATCATGACCATAAAAAATAAACACAAAAGGACAAGCATAATAGGCCGTATAAGCTTAGCCAGTTTGACATCGCTTTTGGCATCGGCTTCCCATCTCTTTGTAACATTTTCTTGAGCTTTTATTTCTGCATCCATTACTGCCTTGAAGCTTTCGCTATCTAAGGTTGGGTCCTTATCTACAAGATTTTTAATTACGCCTAATACGCCGCGGTCGGGAAGTACATCTCCGACCACATCGAGGACAGAGGGGGCCTTTTCTTTGAGCCACTGTCCAACCTTTGTATCGCGTAACTTCTTGTTCATTGCATTGGGGATACGATGTATTCGACTTTAACACCATTGGCATCGTTTGAGAACACTTCGATGTCATCATTTGATGATGCGCAATTCCAAGGGAACATTGTGAATTCTCCAGCATTGAGAGTAATAGGCTGCATGTTAGTAGACCCATTCAGAAACTTTACATAAATTACTTTGCCTGCTACACCTGAGGTATTCCGTATGAATACGTATACCTGATTAGCTGTAGCACCTGTTTCTGCAGCATCGTAGTAATTAGCTCCTTCTATAAGAGTCTGTGCAGTTCCTGTAGTGATAGCCGTAATTATCCTAGTTCCATTATCTACTCTAGGCTCAACAGAAAAAGTTCTGTCGTGCCTTTGAGAGATAGTGTTGCGAAACGTATTGCTAGAGCGAATAGATATTCTTGTATTGATTGTACCCATTAGGTTATTAGTTGTAGGAGCTTCTCTACCTGCTCCCCTGTGATATCCTCAGGAAGTTGATCTTCCCGAATAGGATGAAGCTGAACTTCAATCTCATTGTCAAGCAATGTCTCTACATCAGCAAGCTGCTTCTTACGCTGATCAATGAGCTCAGTGTTATCCGCCTCAAGCTTTTCAATAGCTTCTTGATTCTCCTCCTCAATGTACTTTTGCATCTCAACAGAAAGCTCTTGGAACTCAAGACCTGGAACTGCGGCTTGTTCGAGAGGATCAAGAATATTACGCAGCTCTTTAATGTTCTTCCCAACCAGTACAGCGAAGCGTGCTCCTTTGATTGATTTTACTGCCTCAAGTCCTTTGTAGAGGTTTAACAGAGATCTGTTAGATGCTTTGAATTTAGCTAGTTTAGCCATGGTATATAGGTTTGTCGGTTTTTACAAATTTACACTACTTCGTTCACAATGAAAAAGTGAACTGAGTGGTTGGTACTAGTTGAAGCATTACCAGTATTACTTACCCTGATCTCACAGCTACCAGCAGCTCTGTTCGCAACTTGAGCTACAAGTCCAGCACCGCTTGATTCTGAGCTGCTTACTTCTGTAGTAAGCATTATAATAGATCTGACGTTTATTACACTATTCGTAAGAGTGAAGTAAGAGCTATCATGCCCACCCAATGCAGTAGCGTGAAGAGTAATAACTCCTGCACTAGAGTTCAAGGTTACACCAGTAGTCAAGCTCGTAGTTTGTATCACACTCGTAGCACCTCTAACTGCAATAGGTTCAGCCTGCTCAAGCCTGAGTTGACCGTTCGGTATGCTAACGTCTTGGTTAGTATCTATTACAAGTCCGTTAGTAGCACCTGATTTAAGTACTACACTTCCGTCATTCCCTGTTCCAGCACCAAGTCCTGAAGAGATAGTAATGTTACCTCCATCGCTATTTAGCTGACCAGCACCACCTGTAATGTTTACTGCTCCACCACTAGAGTTACTCAGGTTATTAGAGCCTTCTATAGTAAGAGCTGGGGATGCACCTGAGCTACAATTATTGTTCTTGATAGTCTGTGCTACATTTCCAAGAGAAGATCCTAGGCTTATAGAACCATCTACGTTCAGAGTATTATTGAAATACTTTGTTCCAGATCCTATGTATGCATAGTTAGTACTTGTGTTCAAGGATACACCTCCACCACCAGTTCCTCCTTTGAGATATCCTGTCCCAAGTATTACGTGGTTGTTGGAAGTAGTAATATTTCCTGTAAACGTAGTTGCTGAGATTGTAGGCTGTCCCCACCTCAAACCTGTAGATGCACCACTATCTGCTATTAGCACTTGACCGTTAGTACCTACTACAAGCTCATTAGGTGCACTAGTACCTCCAGCTCCTACAAGTAAGCTTCCTGATTGGAATACAGATGTAGATTGAATAACTCCTGTGCCATTACCTATAAGCAATCCACCGTCTGTGAATGTAGTTGCCCCAGTACCACCTTTTGTTACAATGAGTGTTCCGTCTATAGCAGAAGTACTTAAGTTCAAAGGATTCTTACCCCCAGTCTCAGACAAGAACTCTGATGTGCTGTTATCAGCATTGTTCAAGTCTATTAGGTTCTGATTCAAGCTGAAAACTATGTTCTGCTTGGTACCATCAGCTGTGCTCTTGTCAGTCTGCACAGTCAACGCCTTAGTATTATTAGTTCCTAAGTTGTTTGCTGAAAGACCTTTGAATATCAGAATAGACTTATCAGTGTTTGCAGTGCTGCTACCAACACCCCCACCTACAAACAAGTCTTGAGGTATTTCCCCTGCTGCTCCAGCTGTTATTCCTGCTGCTGTAATCTTACCACTCTGAAGAGTAGGGAATACATCGTTCAACGCAATCTTAGTAGATGAGTTAGAGTCGATGTTGCTTAGCAGAACATACTCTCTACTGGTGTTACCAGCTTTGTTTGCAGTTCTTAGGTCACTTATTCTATTAGCCATCAGAATATGATTTCTTCTCCATCTTCTCCGATTATACCAGAGTTGTTAGAGAGGTTATTGTTATTTGTTTTAGGGTCCAAGTAGTTCTTAAGAACTGTTGGGTCTACGTTGTTTACGTCTTCGAGTTGCTCTGCTATAGTCCCTATTTCACACTCATTGCAGAACCTTGTCATAAACTCCCAGAACACTTGCAGATACTCTTCATCACCTGTAGCGATGTTGTTTTTGTCTGCAGTACGAAGAGTTATGTCTTGACATCTGTGCCAACCTGATCCGAAGTATCTAGGCTGCAAATCAATAGGTTGTATATCTCTAGTAGCAGTGTAGTAGTTCCTAGTGACCTTACCTCCTTTGAGATAGTAGTACATCACAATGTCACCTCTAGAATAACTGTCTGTAGAGTTATAGTACCTAGACCCTGCTGCTGCCCACTGCTGTGAACAGCTATACGCTTTTGCTTTGTCTGCAGAATCGTAGTTGCAGTTAAACAAGCATGGAAGCTCAGTCTTATTGAGTCCTCCTGCGAACAGGTAAGCAATCAATGAGAGCTTAAGTACATCAGTATCATCATAGTACGCTCCAGACTTCATCCTGAACAACATCTTCTGCCCTTCTTGAGACATGCACAAGAATGCTTGCTGTTGTACTGCTGAGAAGTTTAGCTGTTCACCATCTGCTGCTTCGACATCAACCGCGCACGTAACCTCGACAGGGTTAACGACATCTGTAAAAGGATCGTCGTCAATACCCCCACCTCCGTCTTCTTCTGGACAATTACCAAGGATGATGCAAGGGTCAAGAGGAGGACCACAATCACCCGTAGGGCACGGGTCATAAATAGTAGGGTCACAGTCAGGATTGTTCGGGTCAGGACATTCTGGGTCAGGACCTTGGCAATTAGGGTCAACATCTGGGTCACACTCTGTGTCTTCATAGCAGTCAGCATCATCCTCTCCAACACAGCTACAGTAATCACATATCTGATTATTGCTTAAGTCAAGTGGAGCATCTGGGTTGTAGTTACATGCGTTAGGGTCTGTGCAGTAACCATCTGAGCCTGTCACGGGGTCGCATATTGTTTCATCCAAACTCCCTGAAGCAAATCTAGGAGCTGGACCTTCAGGTAGTCCTTCACAGTCTATACACAGCTCACTACTAGGATTCTGCTCACAGAATGTTTCTACGAACTCACACGTACCATCGTCGTATGTAGCTGTAGGGCTGTAGTTCTCTGCATCAGGGTCAGTACATCCTAGTACTGGCTCATCACAGTTATCACCTAAGCAGTTCTCAGGACAATCTTCTGTTGGAGATGTAAGCCCAATGTTTGTCGTACTGAGGTTGTCAATGATAGGAATGAATGCTGCATCACCGCAGTTTTCAAGAGCTACACTAGACGGGTCTGCTACAGCAAGTATGTAGTAGTTACCTGCAGGCAATCCACTGGTAGTGTAGGTGTATGTAAGTGTTCCCCCAGTAATTGGGATAAGTGGTGACCAGAATCCAATACCCTCAATAGTTACTCCGTCTACTATGTCTGAAGGAACATTGCCGGTATTGAACATGATAGCAACATTGTCCAGCAGTGTATTAATGCCAGAGAGTGTGCTGCTTTCTTGCAGTACGAGTATCGCAAAGTTCGTGATAGAGCCTGTGAACCCTCCAGGTGAGTAAGTAATAGTAGTACTTACAGAACCATTGTTAAGAGGTACTATAACTGTAGAGTCATAATTAACCCCGTTTACAGTAATTGTATCTACCTGGCATATACTTCCTGAGGGAGTTGTAGTGCTAGATACTATAAGTAATGGGTTGACTAGTGTCTCTGTACAAGGATCATTATTCTCGCACGTGCCGTCATCATACGTTGCAAGTGGGTCATAGTTATCTGAAGTCTCGTCAGTACATCCTGGAATTACAGGCTCGCAGATATCTGTAGGAGGATCAAACACAACTGTCTCTACAAACGTGCAAGGAGCGTTGGGGTCATTAAATCCATCAGCATATGGAGCAAGGAACAAGAATGTAACTGTGTAAACTCCTGCCTCTGTTATTCCTAAGAACTCATTCTGCAGGATATTCTCTGACGTAGGTACTGCATCGTTTTGATTTTGAACCAAGTAAGTACCAGGTCCCTCTACAGTAATAGTGTATTCTATATCTGGATTCCAGACAAAACCATCTACTGTAGAGTTGTATACTCCTTCAATGTTTGTGGTTATGCTACCATCAGTAAAATCAAAGTAGTAGTTGCCACCTTCTTGGTAAGCATCATCTAGTGAGTTTATTGTAGTAGCACAAGTCTGTGATGTATTAGCTATGCAGTACAACCAGTATTGATTGCAGTCACTAAGTGCATCGTCTTGTCTAAAGCATGTGCTTTGAGGATATGCACTATCTCCGTAAATAGGATTAGAACCTGTATCAGGACATTGTGATGCACTGTTGTATCCAAGCAGTGGGAATGATTGATCACCAGACTGCTGCCAGGGCCATGTAGCCCCATTCATTGCAGTTTGGAAGTACTCGTTGTTCGTATCTGCACATGAGCAGAACGCAACCCACATAAGTCCAAGTACTACGTTGTTATCTCCGTTGAACTCTGTACATGAAAGGTCTACTTTGGCTGGGTCAAGCTTAAGCTCAAGTATGTATGGTAATCCAACTTGCAGTCCTGCTAGAGGAGATACTGAGGTAGATATGTTATCCCATGTAGGAGCAAACACTGTACCTCCTGTTGCTGTAGCAGTGTATATCGCACTTGTGTTAGTGAGTACAGCTGGTACAGGATTTGAGCTACTGTAAGACTCATTAAAATTCAACCCTGCACTCAGTATCTCATCAGTAATAGGCTTAATCTTAAGAGTCCACATAGTGGCATCCTCACCGTACTGCGTAACTAAGTATTGTATCAGGTTGTCAAATACTGTCCCTACAGTTACAGCTTTGATTGATAGATTAACCACAGAGGTCTGTGCAGCAAAATCATTGCTAGCTACTACTGCACCTCCGTACAAAGCTCCTTGAGATCCGTATATGCTTCCTACTGGTGGATTGAAGAATAAGCTTTGAGATTGTGTTCCCCCGATTTGTCCGTACAAATAAGCACCTGGAGTGCTGCTAGAGTCATACACCCCGATACGCATTCCAGTACTACCATTGTTTATTCCGTTAGTACTTAGGTTCCAGATACCTTCCTCTGAAGATGTTGTATTACAATCTTCACAGCTTCCGTCATCTACGTTAGCAAGAGGGTTGTAATTATCTGCAAGAATATCTGTACACCCAAACACATCAGGTACAACATCATCTAGGTCTAGAGGCTGGTTAAAAGCTATGAACGGAGTGTGGAATGCCAGCTGCTCTGTATCTGCACCAATACTTTGAGTATCTGCTGCAGCTTGTGCAAATGAAGGCCAAGTCTCATCTGAAGCTATAGTTATGTAACTAGCCTTATGCCCTGAGAATTCTGACTGTCCTTCTACGCTGATGTATCTCTGAGAAAACTCAGGTAACCCCGGTAAGTCTGATGACGGGAATGTTGGGTATGTAACGTCTCCGAATATGTCCCCAAATGATGCAGGTGTAGGAACACCTTCCACATCTATGACATCAGAGCTGTCTGAGGTTATTACAATGTTGAGCTCGTAGACATCTCCTCCTAAGCTAGTTATGGATATATCGTCTACGTCGTTGTCATCTTCAACTATAGTTATGTACGCGAATGGGTTATCATTTATCGTACTCAACATAGCTAAAGGACGATACTCGATATGCGGGAACATATTAAGTGTTTCTGTAACTCTAGCCGCTACTGTTGTTCCTGTAGTTACTTTAACTCCCGACCCTGTTTCAAACTCTTCACCGCAGGTATTGATGAACCGCATCTTAAAGTCCAAGGTGACATTGCTGTTCGGGAGCCCTGTATTCAGATCAGTATTATTTGACCCTATTACTTCTACTGTGCTGTAGTATATCTTCAAGCAGTTGCCAGCTCCTGTCTGAGCTAAATAAGTAGTAAACTCTATCTCTGAGGGGAATGATATTGCTTTATTACCTCCAGGGAAAGCATCCCCCTGACTGTTAAGCGATACGTTTTCATTAAAATATCCTTCGTTACCCTCTGTAGTGTTTGCATAGTTTGCAAATGCATACTTCTGCTTATTAGCTCTGAAGCTAGTAGGAGCATACGGATATGGAGGAATAGAAGAGTTAGCACTTTCTCCGTAATCACTGTGGAAAGCACGAGAGGTAAATGCAAATGGTTTTATCTCATTAGTAAAGCTATTAGTTGTAGCTACTATGTGGTCTCTACTATCTATAGGTTCTGCGGTAGACTCGTTAAGCTTTTTATCTAGAGCATGCCCTATTGGGTGATTCCTAGATATTGTTCTTCTTTGATTATCATCAATGTCGTTACCTGCTTGCTCTGGAGTGCTATGCGGATCTGGACTGTAGGCAGAGTTCAAGAAAACTATGTCCTGTGCAGTAATTCCAACTTGAGTTCCCTGGATAGGTGAATTGTCTTTAAGAGCTTCCCACCCTTTAGTATACAGGTACATCATACCTTCACTATTTGACAGTGATGGAAGCTGTTGGCTTTTAGTCTCCTCTAGAACGCCTAAACTTTTATTAGGATAGGTGTGACCAGTGAACAGCAAGTTCATGGTCAAATCAATCCCGTTAAATCTGTTGGTGCCTCCATAGTTGCCATAGTACATACCGAATATGTCTAAAGCACTGTAGTCTGAGAATCCCTGATAAATAGCATCTAATGCTATGGGTGTGCCCATATTAGCTGTATTACCTGAATCTAAGCTTGCATATCTTGTAACAGACATGATCCTGATAATGCCTTTAAATACAGGCATGAATGCATTTGCCTGACTTCCTGCAGTTCCAGTATAGAAGAAGTTAGCACCAGGATTTACTGTTATCCCTTTTACACTTCCAAGTCTAATATCAGAGGTAGTATTTACTTCGTACGTAGGGTAGAAGCAGAAGTAGTTTCTAGTGTCTTCTAGATTGTATTGAGTCAAGAAACACAAGGATGTGTTCATATCTGCATTCAGTTCCCCAACTATCTTATCAGTGTCTACTGAGTTAGTTCCCGGTACTTTACCGTTAGGGCCGAAGAACAGCTTACTGTATCTAACCTCAACAGGATTAGTGGTACTTACAGAATCATATGCAACTGTAGAAATGTCAAATGATTCTAAGAAAGTTCCATCTCCCGCATCAGGTTCAGTTCCAAATGCTCCCCAGAATGCTGTAGGAGAATCAGTATCTTCTTGACCAGATACATTAGCTGCTTGGTAAGATGCTTTGAATATCGGAGGCACCCCGAAATTCATCTCATTCTGAGATACTACTGTTGACCCATCAGTAGTTTTGCGAATGTCTCCATCATTCAAAGTAGACAGCCATCCGTAGTTGTGGCCCCATGTGAAAAAATTTCCTTCTGGAGATACTCGTTCTAAATATGAAGTGCTTCCTATAGCACCTGATACATAGTCGTCTACAGTAACATTACGCCCAAAGAACTGACGAAGACTTACTTGAGACTGACCTAGTGTTTTTACCTCATTGTCTGTATTCAGAGATTGAGGAGTAAACGAAGGTATCCTCAAACGAGTCATGTCACTCTCTCCTGTAAACCAGGTTAAGTGTGAGGTTGTAGATGTAGCAAATCCTCCAGGAGCAAAGATGGGAGATGCAGGTGTTAAGCCTTGTAACACTTGTGGGACTGCATCCATTACAAACCCAAAGGGAGCTGAGAAAGTAGTATACTTCCCAGTTCCTATACCGTATATATTACGCTCGTTAGATGTTCCTGTAGCTGCATTCTTACGCTCCTGCAGACTTCTATAACTCTTTGATACAGAGTATCCTACAAAAGCTTCATTGAGAGAATTAGCTCCTAACACATCTTGGTGCACTACAGGAAACTGCAGCCCTACCCCGATATCGTCAGGGTTGATGCTCAGCTTACATCTGCTTGGTGCTCTCAGATTAAGAATTAAATCTTCTACATCCCCTGAGCTAAAGAATATTTCTATTACAGCTTTATAGAGCTGAGTGCCGTTAGTGAGTATGGTATCTAAAGCACTAGACAGGTTTATGTCAAATAACTGACCTGTTATATCTTTACTTTGTACTCTGGCTATAGATCTTACTGCAGGCGTTACTGTTATGGAAGAAGATGTTCCATCACTAGTAGTCCTGATAATCTTGGATATAGCTACCCCTACTACAGAGTCATTTGCATATGTCTCTAATCCGTTTCCAGATGTACTGTAGTTGTGGTGCGTCATAAGAGACGAACCATGCTCGTTCTTAGGAACTACAACACGTATTACGCTAGACCCTGTAGCATTAGGGTCTAAGGACTTATTAATACCTGCAGCTCTAGACTCTTGGTCTTGGTAAGCAAATACTATCTTCGTATTAGAGTGTAATCCTTTCATATGTCACTTGTTAGCAGCCACAAGCGCATACTTCAGTACACAGTTCTTTAGCTTTTCTGTACTTGTCTTGTACACTATCCACCAAACCTAGCGTACTCTCGTATTGAGCGGATTGAAGTAAAAGCCTAATAGTCTGAGCTCTTTCAAGATCCTCTTTGCACTTATTGCACTTGCATGTACAATTGATTGCGTCATGAACCAGTTTGGCAATGCAGCAATCTATCTCAGCGCTACCTACGCTTATGAAGGTTTTTACAATGTTGTTGTTACTGTCTTGGACAGTTACTTTATTCACGCCACGGGTATCCGCTGATACAGTAGAAATAAATGTCCCAGATCGACTACGTGATCGAGATACATACTGCTTACCAGTAGTAAGATTATTTACTGTAATAACAAAAGAGGAGTTTGCTTTAACTCCCTTGGTTGTTACTTTCAGCTTAGTATTTGCTGAGAGATGCTTAAGACCCATGATTGATAGAAATAAAGGGGAGTACCATCTGATTGATGATACCCCCCATATTATTAGAACAAGTACTCAGTCGTCGTACCAGCTGTAGGGTTAACGCCTCCGTTAAGGACTGCGTCAACTGCCTGCTGTGTAGAAACTTCGTAGATGATAGCAGATGCGAATTGTGAACCCTTCACAACATCGCGGTCACCATCAACTCTGTATACAACCTCATAGCGATCCCAAGTACTGCCATCAGTTACGAAGTCAGCATAGGTCTGAGGGAAGTACATGCGGTTGAAGTTACCTGCGTACTCACGAGCCTTCAACTCATCACCTCTAGCTTGCCAGTCGTTACCAACTCCTGGATCCCATGCAGCTTGCACAGTACCTGAAGTTTCAACTTCGTCTTCTTCGTTCACCGTAATAACTTCGAAGACAACGCCTGCGTGACGTGCTGTAATGTCTGCATGCGTAGTGCTGCTTCCATCTACAGTAAACATGGAGTTGAACGTGTTGTTGTTCTGGATAGCCGTAACGATGTTAGCAACTATAGTAGCTTCATCTGCACCTTTAGCAACAGCAAGATTCAACAACTTGTGGTTAGTCGTATTGAACTGACCCAGTGGGAACTGATAACCGGCACCGCTCAAGTCTGCAATAGTAACCTCATTGTTTACATAGCTAACGTAGTCAGTCGGAGTGTTCCGCATAACAAACCTCAAAGAGATGTTATTGCCAGCATCAGCATTAGTGGGAGTAACTCTCATCTTGTGCAAAGTACTCGCCTGATATCCAGCTGCAGTAACTCTTACGAGGTTTGCAGCATTGATAATTGGAGTAGCAATAGGATTGTTAGTAGCAAATCCTTGTGCAATCTGAAAGTTACGGAACAAAGGCAGTGCCTTCGCAACCGCTACACCAGTTCCACTACCATCATCAACCAAACTTTGGAACAAAGCACTACCAAACCATGCACCTCCAGTTGCAGCATCTATATTCCAGAATCCAAGCTCACCAGAGCCGAGATCCGTGAATCTGTCAGCTCCAGCAGCACCTGCTACTTGAAGAGCTGCTACATTCTTAAAAAAAACTTGTCTCATAATTTAAAGTTTAAAGACATTAATAATTATTCACTCTCTAGGACTTCCCTAGATTGTGTTTGATATCTAGGAGACTCGAAGCCTTCCAAGATACTTTTCACTGCCATTTCTACGACCTCGTGGTGCGTATGTTCTGGCAGTTCGCATCCTACCCCAAACCTCCTTGATATGGCTGCAGGTTTACGAATGTATTTAATTTGTACCGAGTTAGGTATAAAAGTATTATTGGTATACAAATCTAAGAAAGTTTCCTGAACTGTATACAATATTCCTGTAGGGGAAGTGCTATTAAATGGGTCATCAAGAATTGCATAGATATCGTCTTGCTGAGAAAACTTGCAATTTGTTCTTGATATTCTTACCTGCGGTGGAGCAGGGAAATTATAATTAGCTATCCTAGTCTCGATGTATGTAGTCGTAGGAGCTATGTTACTTATTTGCTCTAACGTTTGCAGAGTGCTTGGGTTTACCCAAGTAAGTACAGCATAAGCTCCATTATAGTCTTCTGGATTTATTTCCTCAGTAGTTTGGTCAGACATCGCTTGACCATCTATTGGAATAAACCCATCCCCTTCTTGTTGGTACATCCGCTCTAAATAAAGCTCATTACCATCGGCGGGTGGTGAGTCAGTAGCTACGGTATCAAAGTACCTGTCTGTGTAACTATCGTTGTTAGACAAACTGGGGTTGATGTTAGCACCGTAGTACGGACCTATCAAATAGTCATAGCTCAAACCTTCTTGGCCGTATATGACTATCTCTGGCACTCCTTGCGTATTAGGTATAGCAATGCTTTGCAGCATGTACCCAGGTTGTGGAGCAGTCAGGGATATCTTTAAATAATCTTTGTACACGTAACCTTGAGCTACTTGCACAGGATCTTTCCTACAATCGTAGGTTACTTCTGACAACACATT